AAAATCTCTTGATAGTAAAAAAGAAGCTTTAGATGATATTGAAAAAAAGAGAGAAGAGTTTTTAAAATCAAGAGAAAATATTAGTGCAGATGATGCTAATACTTTTTTGAAAAACTATGCTAAAAAAAGTAAATAACAGGAGAAATTAAAATGCCAAGACATTATGGAAGATCAACAAGTCGAGCTATGCAAGGTGGTCGTAGAGTAACTAGAAGAAATACTACTCCACCAACTAGAGGAAGAAATCAAGGCCAAGTTCAGAGAGCGGGTTCTAGATCTCAATCAGCTATAAGAAGTGCAGCTAGAAGGACTGGAAGAGCAACAAGACCTAATGGTACAGCTCAACGATTAGTTGCAACATCTGGAAATAATAGGATGATGAACCAAAATCCAGGTAGAGGAAATAGAACTGCAAGAGGAATGACAGGAGGAGGAAATCCAAATAATATTCCTAGTAATTTTCATTTAGTAAAAAAGAAAAATACTAAAACTGGTCAAAAAGCTTATGAAGAATATTACTGTCCTCCAGGTGTACACACTATCACAGAAAAATGTAGAAAAGCAGTTAATAAATCTAGAGTTAATCCTATAGCTGGAACAAGTAATGTTCCTAGAGGTGGAAGAGGCGGTAGAAGATAATAAATTATAGGTGGATATTATGAGAATTTTATTAATATTATTTTTAATATGTTCTTTTTTATTTAATCAAGAAGTATGTGAGGGAACTTGTTTATCAGAAGAAGAAGCTATTAATATAACTAATAGTATAAAACAATTAGAATATAAAGATAGTACAAATACTTTAATAATTAGTAATTTAAATGATCAGATAAAGTTGTATATGGAACAACATGCCAATGACAGTTTATTAATTGATCTAAATATGCAAAAAAGTACACTATTAGATAACAGAATTAAATTATATGATGAATTAATTAAAGAAGTTAAACCAAAATGGTACGAAAACAAGTGGTTGTGGTTTACTATTGGTGTAATGACCACAGCAGGTTCAATTAGATTAGCAGGTGAATTAGTAGATTAAAATGAGTGAAGTCAATATAAAACAAGTAATCAAAAGGGAATATTTAAAATGTGTAGAAGATCCTGCACATTTTATGAAAAAGTACTGCGTAATTCAACATCCAAAAAAAGGAAAAATAAAATTTAGTTTATATGATTATCAAGAAAATATGTTAGATGATTTTACTGAAAATCGTTATAATATAATTTTAAAATCTCGTCAATTGGGTATATCAACACTATCAGCTGGTTATTCATTGTGGATGATGTTATTCCACAATGATAAAAACATCTTGGTAATCGCTACTGGTAAAGATACAGCTAAAAACCTTGTAACTAAAGTAAGAGTGATGTATGACGGATTACCATCTTGGTTAAAAACAAATGTTGACGAAACAAATAAACTTTCATTAAGATTTGCAAATGGTTCACAAATAAAAGCAATTGCATCTAATGAATCAGCCGGTCGTTCAGAAGCTTTATCACTTCTTATACTTGATGAGGCTGCATTTATTGATAAGATTGACGAGATATGGACAGCGGCACAACAAACACTAGCGACTGGTGGTGATTGTATTGCACTTTCTACACCTAATGGTGTTGGTAATTGGTTTCATCAACAATGGGTTGGTGCTGAAGATGGAACAAATGAGTTTAATACAATCAGACTTCATTGGACAAATCATCCTGATAGAGACCAAACTTGGAGAAATGAACAAGATAAAATTTTAGGTCCTTCACAAGCTGCACAAGAATGTGATGCTGACTTCCTTACTTCTGGTGAATCTGTAGTTGACCCTAAAATACTTACTTGGTATCAAGAAAATATGGTTAAAGCACCAATATTACAAGAAGGAATAGATAGAAATTTATGGGTTTGGGAACAACCTAATTATACAAAGGATTATATTGTAGTTGCTGATGTATCTCGTGGTGATGGAAGTGATTATTCAGCTACACAAGTATTTGAAATAGAAGATATGAAACAAGTTGCTGAATATAAAGGTAAATTATCTACAACAGATTATGGACATTTTCTTATTGATTTAGCTACTAAATATAATGATGCATTATTAGTAGTTGAAAACAATAATATCGGTTGGGCTACAATACAAACCATTATAGATAGAGGATATAAAAATTTATTTTATCAATCAAAGGATTATAAGTATGTTGATGTTGAACATCAAATGAGTAATAAATATAGACCTGAGGAAAGGAATATGGTTGCTGGGTTTTCAACAACAATGAAAACAAAACCATTGATTATAGCAAAGATGGAAGAATATACAAGAGAAAAATTAGTTAAACTACATTCAAATAGCTTTATGGGTAAGAGATACAGCATTAAGAATTCAAAAAGATAGAAATGATGTACAATGGAAAATGATGGATTCAATGTTAAAAAATAATGGTAATAAACCAGATATGACAGCAGGATTTCAAAAAGGTAAAACTGGACATCCTGATAAAAATCCATATGAGATGGATATAGGTGGTGAAAAAGAAGATTTAACTTGGTTATTAAAATAAATAAGAGGTAAAAAATGGCGGAACAAGAAAATATATTAACTAGACTTGGTAAATTATTTCAAAATCAAATTGTACTTAGAAAAACCCCAAGTGGACAAGTAAAAGTAAAAGATGTTGATTTCGGACAAACAGCATTAACATCTAATTTTATTGATAGATATAATCGTCTTATGCATGGTACCAGTTGGGCACAAAAATATGCAAATGCACAAAATAAAAGTGCGTATGATGTAGCTCGTAAAGAATTATTTAGAGATTATGAATTAATGGACGCAGATCCAATTATATCATCTGCATTAGATATATATTCAGATGAATCAACTGTAGATAATGTTGAAAACAGAATTTTAAAGATAAAATCAGATAATGGAAAAGTAGTTGAAATATTAGAAAATTTATTTTATGATATAATGAACATAGAATTTAATTTATGGTCTTGGTTAAGAAATATGACAAAATATGGTGATTTTTATCTTAAATTAGAAATTTTAGATAAATATGGTGTTGTTAATGTAAAACCAATATCAGTTTATGATGTAAATAGACTTGAAGACCACGATCCAACGAATCCAAAATTAGTTGAATTTGAGGTAGAAGGTGAAAGTGCTCAAAATAGTATTGGTAAAAATAGTAATTCTGAAACATTACAAAATTATGAAGTAGCTCATTTTAGAATGTTATCAGATACAAATTATATACCATATGGTAAATCAATGTTAGAGGGTGCAAGAAGAGTATGGAAACAATTAACTCTTATGGAAGATGCTATGTTGATTCATAGAATGATGAGAGCACCAGAGAAAAGAATATTTAAAGTTGATATTGGAAACATTCCACCAAACGAAGTGGAAAACTTTATGCAACAAATAATCAACAAAATGAAAAAAGTACCTGTAATTGATCAAAATACAGGTGAATATAATTTAAGATATAACATGGAATCAGTAACAGAAGATTATTATCTACCTGTTCGTGGTTCGGATAGTGGAACTAATATTGATACTTTACAAGGATTATCAAATGAAGGTGCTATTGATGATATAGAATATTTAAGAAACAAATTAATGGCAGCTTTAAAAGTTCCAAAAGCATTTTTAGGGTATGAAGAGGGTGTAGGTTCAAAAGCTACACTTGCAGCTGAAGATGTAAGATTTGCAAGAACAATAGAAAGAATACAAAAAATAGTTATAGCTGAATTAGAAAAAATCGCTATCGTTCACTTATACACACAAGGATTTGAAGATGCTGAATTAATCAATTTTGATTTAGAATTAACAAATCCATCAATGATACATCAACAAGAAAAACTTGAATTATTAACTCAACAACAAGAAATTTCAGCGGCATTATTAGAAAATAAAATTATGTCAAGAGAATGGATTTGGAATAATATATTTGATTTAAATGAAAAACAGAAAAAAGATATTTTTGATGGTATTATAGAAGATACTAAACAGCAATTTAGATTTGAACAAATTGCTACTGAAGGTAATGACCCTGTAGAATCTGGTGAAAAAGCAGGTGATGAAGAAGATGACTTTGATATGGCTAGACGAGATGAATGGGGTGGTGACAGACGAACTGGTGATGGTGAATCAGAGAAAGTCAATACTGGCTTTGATTCTAAAGATTTAAAAGATGCAACAGCTTATCATAGAGGTAAAAATGGTAAACGAGAGTTTAAAGGTAAATCACCATTGGCTACATCAAAAGGTGGAACACTTGTTGCTAGAGAAGGATTAATGAATTCTTTAAAGAAAAAATTTGGAAAAGATTTAAAAAACACAAGTTTATTGAGTGAAGAAACAATTTTAGATGAATAAAATTAGTAAATATTTAAAAATACTTATATTTATATATGAATAATAATATACAATAGGATGATTCCAAAAACGGAGATATATGCATATGTGTAAGTTAAAACATAACAAAATCCGTAATACTGGATTATTATACGAATTTTTGCTCAGACAAATAACATCTGATGTATTAAATGACGATAAAATCAGTAAATCGGTACAAATAATCAAAAAAAGATTCAATGAAAATACAGAGCTAGGAAAAGAGTTGACTCTATATAATATTTTAACCACGAAGAAATTTAAATCAGATAAAAAAGCAGAATACTTTATCAATGAGGTTTTAAATGCTCGTCACAAATTAAATAACTCTACTCTTAAAAGAGAAAGATATAATTTAATTAAAGAAATAAAAGAACATTATGATTTACAAAAATTTATGTCTTCTAAAGTTAAAAATTATAAAACACACGCATCTGCATATAAATTATTTGAATATTCAACAACAATGTCTCCTGAACAAAAAACAGAATCATTTTTTAATTTAGTAGAACATATAACTACGGATGATAATAGTATTAAATTATCAGAAACTGTAGGAACTAAATTACCAGATGATGAAGATTTAAGAATATTGACTTATCAAACTTTATTGGAAAAGTTTAATCAGAAATATACAAAATTAAATCTATCTCAAAAGAATTTATTGAGAGCTTATATAAATAATGTATCTGGAACTAACTCTTTAAAAGAACATATTGAAAAAGTAGTTCCACCAATAAAAAAAGAAATTAAAAAATACTCCAAAAATTTAAAAGATGAAGTCGTGAAAATTAAATTAAAAGAAGCGATTAAATCTATAGATAAATTTTGCAAAGTCGGAAAAAGTGAAATAGTAAAAGATTCAGTTGTTGTTCAAACTATGAGATACATGGAATTACTCAAGGAGTTAAAGAAAAGTGGAAGTAAAGACAAGAAAGTTATTTAAAGAACTAGTTAAAAATTTAGCTCTTGAAATCTTAGATGAAGTAGATTTAGATGAGATGACAGTTACAGGTGATGCTGCTGGATATAGTACACCAAAAGCTTTTGGTAAAAAGAAAAAACAAAAGAAAATAGGTGTTACTGAAGCTATGGATAAAAAAGATTTAGATATAATAACAAAATTAATTAGAAATGTCGTTGGGGATATATTAAGAGATATATGGCTCAAACGAAGTGCATGGAAATAGGAGAATAAAAATATGTCATCATATACTACAACAGGAAATAAGAATGCATCGGGACAAGATGTACAAGGCCCAAAATCATTACCAGCAAGTGCTTATGGTAAAGCAAATTTACCTGCGGTAGAGTTGGCTACTGAAGGTGCAGACCAAATTATAATAAATGGCCAAACGAGTGGTTCATATTTTATATCTACAACTATTACTGGTTCTGCTGGAGCATATGTTGGACCAGGAGAAATGACTGAAATATATAATACAGCTGGTGCTGGTGCAGATGCATCACCAGTAATATTAAATGTAAGTGCTACTGCGTGGAGTGGTAGTGGTGGACCAGCTGCTGGTGATGTAACATTCGTATATAGAGGAGGATTATAAAATGTCAAAATCATTAATAGTGGATTATATACCTTTTGAGGTAACAAGAGAACAAATTAATGAATCCATATCAGATAATGATGGAAGATTAGTTGTAAAGGGTGTTTTACAAAGGGCAGAATCTAAAAATCAAAATGGTAGAATATATCCAAAAGAAACTTTAATGAGAGAAGCTTCAAAATATGCTAAAGTTCAAATAAAAGAAAGAAGAGCTCTTGGTGAACTTGACCATCCTGATTCTTCTGTTGTAAATTTAAACAATGTATCTCACAATGTATTAGAAATGCATTGGCAAGGTGAAGATTTAGTTGGAACTGTTGAAGTTCTTGGAACACCTGCTGGAAATATCTTAAAGGAATTATTTAAAAGTGGAATTAAACTTGGTATCTCATCTCGTGGTTTAGGTTCAGTTAAAGAATTAAGTGAAGGTGATGGCCATGATCCTGTAGTTCAAGTACAACCTGATTTTGAACTTATTGCATTTGATTTTGTATCAAATCCATCTACACATGGGGCTTTCTTATCACCAACAAACGAAGGTGTAATTAATGAAAGTGTCGGAACACGAAAAGGTGTATGTTGTCACGATTGTAAGATAGAAGATATAATTAACGATATATTTAGGGGATAATAATGAAATATAGAGATATTATAGGATATACAAAACCAAAAAAGAAAGTTGTTAAAGAACAAATTAAACCAACTAAACCAAAGGTAAATAAAGTTCTTAAAGATGTAAAACAAGAGTTAAATGAATCAGAAGTAGCTCTTGGAATACAAACATTAAAAGATAATCCTCCATTTCAAACACCTAAACAATTAAAAGAAGTTGGTGCGGGTACTGAATATAGACCACATATTCATAAAATAGATAAATTATATCACGATTATTGGGAT